GGAACCTCCGTTACCAATATTAAAAGGACCTGCTCTTCTAAAACGTCGTGGGAAAGTGGACCCAATGTTAAAATCACTAGAAGGAATGGAAAATAAACAAAATATTTATTCAAAGTTTTTCCGTCCTCACCACTATGACGGAGTTTTCTCAGAAACAGTGCTCAAACATACAACAGGAAGAATTCTTACCTTATTAGAAGCACTTCGTGGAAAAGTTAATCATCCTCATGGAAAAAGTATCAAACGTGATACTTCAACAGCTTTTTATTTACAAATGTTCTCTAAGCTCAAGAGGGAATACTGTTGTTTTTCACAGGATGAATTTGACCAAGTTAAAAACAAAGAAGACTATACTTACTTAGGAGATAGTACCTGGTTGCATAGGTGGATAGTTATTCTTGTTACAGCATGGTTTTTAAATGCCAAGGATGGAAAAATTCCTCTGAATTGGGTTCTTCATTGTCTTAAAGATGAAGCTGTTAAGAAAGCAAAAATTGAATCTGGCGATTCCCGCTTATTTTATATGGGAAATTTTGCTTTTATGCTTGTTAGTAAGATGATATTTGGAGATTTCGTTACAGCTCTTGAAACTTTCTGGTATACGACTGACATTTGCATCGGATGTAACCCATATTCAGTTGACTGGAAGATCATTGCCGAGCATCTAAACGCAGGCTCAGAAACTAACCCGGAAACGTGGGATGATGACACTTTTAAGTGGGATAAGCACTATCCAACAGTCGAATTTACCGAGTCATTTCCTGAAGAGTACTGTCGCAGAATGCGGCTCGTTGGAAAAGTAGCTGTAGTGCTTTTACCAACAATGACGATCGAAATCGATTATTGTAAACTAATATATGTTGCCACCGTATGTAATTTTGCGTTGGCAATTGTGGTAGAAGATAAAGTGTTTTTGTACCTTTCTCAAGGTTCAGGAGTTGATATGACAGGACCTTTCAATTCAATGTGCAACTCAGCTTCAGGTAGAGCAGGTATAGAGTACATTACGAAGCGTCCATTTGATGAGGTAGCAAGACAAAAAGTCTACGGAGATGATGTTGTTATTCGTCCGTTGATCGCAATTGATCGTAAAGCGTTCTGGGCTGTGATCAAAGACAAACTGGGAATGACAAGAACAGGATCTGATAAGAGCGAAAATCCAGCACCGGTTTACCTTTATGGTGATTGCAGATTTTTACAACGTCAATTTGTTCAAGACGGAGTAATGATGTGTCCACTTAACCCTGTCTCAATTCATACGTGCATTCAATGGCTTAATAAGCCTACTGATAAGACAGAAGAGGCACAATTTGCAATTAATTGCAAAGTAGCACTTAACGAAATGGCACGTCATGGAGAAGTCAAGTACAATGAACTTAAAGATATTGTCAATTTTTATCTTGAAAAGATGGGAAAGTCTTATGTTATCCACAGTACCTATGGAGAAATGCGCGAAGATATTGTTACTCGAGCTACTTTGTGCAAATCATTTTTGACAGATCTTTCTATCTACCAAAAGCAATCATCATCAGAAAAACACACAGCAGGATCAACTACAACTATGACAGAGGGAACAGATACGACGGTATCAGTAGAAGGCTTAACTACTTTTAAGGAAGCCACTAATGATTTACAAGTTGATGAGTGTGTCGATTATGAGGGGAGGCCAATATCCAATCCCTTTCGTGTACCTGTACCAACTGATCTCACTGGACGTGCGTACGAAATTGCCTCATTTACTTGGACGTCGTCAACTGGACTTGTTAAAATTCCTCTTATTGGGGCTCTCTCGCAGACTACTCAGGCAATCGCTCTTTTCAAATTGTACCGTTTCATGCGCTGTTGCTTTAAGATTAGTTTTAAAATGCAAAGTTCAATTTA